GACATGCTGAAGCTGTGGCTGAGGTTGATGATGGACGAAAATCAAGACCTCAGCCTACGTATGCAAGCTGCTAACCAGTTGGCAGACCGTGGATTTGGTAAAGCTCCCGTGGAGGTCCAACATAATGTTGACGTGCGTCATCATTTCATTAGCACTCGTCTGGCTGGATTATCGGATGAGGAACTTGCGGAGTTAGACAATCCGATTGACTTGGTGAAATATGTAGATGTGACGGCTGAGGAAGTGGATGAGTAACTTCAACAACGTGGACCCTGTTGCATTTGCACGGGCGAAAGAAGTCGCTAAACGGAAAGCACTGTGCCGTAAATCTGTACTGGCGTTTATTGACTTATGCGTGAAGATTGAAGACCTCGACTCTCCATCAGCTGAGACCAAGTTTCACCTCTGGCCTGAACAAATTCGTGCGCTAGAGAAGTTTCAAACCGACAAACTCAACATCGTACTCAAGGCGCGTCAGCTGGGGTTAACCTGGTTGGCGCTTTGCTATGTATTATGGCGAATGATCTTCAATGTCGGTTTCACGATCGTGGGACTGTCGCGAGGCGAGGACGAAGCCAAAGAAATGGTTCGACGTCTGCGCTTCATGTTAGAGCGTATGCCGAAGTGGCTGATTCGCCATTACAAAGACAAGCCGGACGATTGGGAAGGATTGGTCTGGGAAGATCAGATCCTGAACCTCAAGATCCACCATCCAACAGGAGCGCCTTCTCGATTCCTGGCAGACGCTGCCAACAAAGACTCGGGACGATCCTTCACTGCCAACGTCGTCATCGTAGACGAGTGGGCTATTCAGCCGTGGGCTTACGACATCTGGCAAGCCGCCTACCCTGTCGTGAACCGTCCTACGGGTGGTCAGGTCATCGGGATCTCGACTGCCAAACCTGGTACGTTGTTTCACGACATCTGGAAAGGTGCACCGACGAATGGATTTACCCGAATCTTCCTCCCGTGGAGTTCCGACCCCCGACGAGACCGAGCCTGGTACGAAGCAACAAAAGCAGCACTCCCAAGAACCTACCGAGCGGAGTACCCCTCGACCCCGGAAGAATCGTTTTCCGTGGGCGTCGACAGGTTCTTCTCGAACTTCGACCCGACACTCCACACATACGACCCGGAGGAAATAGATATTCCGGATGACTGGTTCCGATTCCGTATGATGGACTGGGGTTATTCGAGCCCGTTCTGTATCTTATGGGGTGCCGTGGACTATGACGGACGTATCTGGGTATACAGAGAACTGTACGACAAACAACAAACTGTCAATCAGGTCGCGGAAACAATCTTGGAGATTGAAGATGCGCACGAGGAAGTTATCGAGTATAGCGTGGGTGACCACGTTTGGGATCGTCGCGGTAGCAGCGCACCTAGTATCGGTGAAGAGTTCTCAAAATTCGGCATCGTCTGGGACAGGGCCGATAAAAACCGCATTCAAGGATGGAATCAAATTCATCTCAGACTTGAACCGCTTGCTCCAGAACAACATCCGGGATTGATGATTTCTAAAAAGTGTCATAATCTAATTACACAGATGATTGAAATTTTGCAGTCAAAGAATAATCCAGAAGATGTAGATACAAAAATGGAAGATCACGCAGTCGATTCACTCAGATATGGTCTTCAATCTAGACCTCTCACACCGATTCAACGTCAAGGTCAGGGTGTATTAAAACGAATTCAGTCGTATGATAAAGGTGTAAGCTGGATGGCTTATTAATCGAGGACTTGTGGACGAGACAATTCAGAACATGCTCGATATGCTAGATAACGATCCACCTAACCGTGGGTCCGATTCTGCTTTGACTATGGCGTTATCTACGACGCCCGGTACGGACGCAGATTCTGAAGGTAAAACGATCGCTCGACTCCGCAAGATGTTGAAGCAAGCCAAGAACGCTTGCAACCGTTGGCATAAGCGTGCCAAGGAATGTTGGGAATTCTACGACAGCGAACAGTGGACCAGTGCCGACAAGGAAGCTTTGCGTCAGCGCCGTCAGGCACCTATCACCATCAACCGAATCGCACCAACTATTGACTTGGTTGTAGGTTTACAAGTCACACAACCAGTAGATTGGAATGCGCGTCCGGTTGGACTGCAGGACGACAACGTAGCGCAGGCGATGTCGGCTGCTATGAAGTTCGTTGCCACGCAGAACAACGCATTTGACACTTTGATTGAATCTTATCGCGACAGCTTGGTATACGGTATCGGCTGGATGTTGACTGGGTTCTACGTTCGTGACCCGGACCCCAGAGCTGAACCCGTGCAGATGACACGTATTGACCCACGAGAAGTCATGTTCGACCCGAAGTGCAAGAACAAGGACCTGTCCGATGCACGATTCGTCATCTGGAGTCGCAAGGTCGAACTCGATGACGCTATCCGTGCGTTCCCAAAATTGAAGAAAAAGTACAGTCAGCGTGGGTTGGAACGTCACTACAGTGACGAGACTGGCAACGACTATAAGGTTTACGACGGAATGATCGACGTCATTCCTCCTCCGTCCATGTGGGATCAGTTAGCTGATTGGAACATGTACGAGCAGGACGACCACGATCCCGAGACCGAGACTGTATTGTTGCACGAGTTATGGGAGCGTATGACGCGCAAAGCCATGCTCATGGAACACCGTAATGGATATATCCATGAGTTTGATCCGAACGATCCAGCTGCAATGGATATGTTGGTATCGGACGATGTTCGTCGCGTGTTTGAAACAGAAGTTCCATACATTCGTTACCACGTGTTCAGCGGAACAACATTACTGGTTTCTGAAGATTCGCCCTATCAACACAATAGATTCCCATTCGTCCCCGTGTGGCACAAACGTGACCGTAACGGGGATCCGTTCTCTATGGTCGAGACGCTCAAGGACATGCAGCGGGAAATCAATCACCGCCGTTCGCGCCTTCTGTGGGAACTCATCTCGAACTCATTACGCATCAGTCCGAAGGCGTTTGCTGCCACTCAGCTGACGATGGACGAAGTGCAGATGAAGGCTGCTCGTCCCGACTCGATCTGGGTTGGCGACCGCGACGACATCGACGTTATGCCCAAGCCTGCCACAGCGTCATCGCAATTCCAGCTAATGCAAGACGCCAAGCAGGAAATTCAGTCTGTCTCAGGTATGAACGATGACTTGATGGGCTTCGACAGCTCGTCACGGTCAGGCAAAGCCAAGCAGATCTCGATGATTCAGGGTGCCACGATTCAGCGTCCGAAGGAAGCCAACCTGCATCTGGCCCATAAGCTCTGCGGTGAAATTGTTATGCAGCTGATTCAGCAAGCTCACACAGACGAGTGGGTGGTGCGTATCACGGACAACATGAATCAAGACCAGATCATTCAGTTAAACACCCCGATTGTGGACCCAGCTACTGGTCAGGTTCGTGTGTTGAATGACATTGCACAGTCTCGATTCGACGTGCAGATCGAAGAAGCTCCTTGGACACCGACCCAACGTGACCGTGCGATGTCGTTGCTGTCTGAGATGATTCAGTCTGAGCCCGACCCCGTGATGCGGAACGCTCTGCATGAAGCCGCTATCATGGTGGGAGATATCCCGTATAAGGCAAAGGTTCTTGAGATCTTGAACAAGGCTAAACAGCAACAAGCTCAGATGCCTATGCCTGAAGGTGCGGCTCCCGGCGGCGGTGCGGGAGGACCTGGCTTACCTCCTGAGTTAGCTGCGATGTTGGGCAGCCCTGGCGGTTTACCATTCCCACCTGGTAACGCTTCTGAAGCTGCAATTGCACCCACGCCTGAAACGATGCAGACTATCATGAATCCGGAGACAGCGGGCATGATGCCCCCAGCGCAAGGAGCGTAATATGAAAACCCTGCCAGAGACTACGGGCTTCGAGTTCGAGCACGGATATTTGGGATACGAAAGTCCTGAAGAAGTGATCGAGGATGCGTTCGCGCTTTTCCAGGCTTTTGTTGATTGTGGTTACATCAAAACCAAAGAACAGTGTAACACTATCATCAAGTCACCTAAAGTTTGGGCAATGGGTCGATTTATTCTTTAAATAATACTATTTAGACTTGACTAAATTTTCCAGTAAATACACACTGGAAATACGACCGGCAGTCGTTAAATGCCATGGCCCGAATGACCACTTCATTCGTTCTCGCAGCCTACTGCGTTAAAGGGGGATACCAAGGTGGAACTGGATAATCTGCGTGACCTTTCTGACGAGCAGCTTGAAGCTCTCGCATTAGACTTAGAGCCCGAGGGTAAAGAAGCCGTAAAACCAGCTGACGATCCGGCCCCGTCAGAACCTGAAGCTGAGGTTGCAGAGGAAGTTCAGCCTGAAGGTAATGTTGACGAGGATGCTCTGAACCTTGACGACCTTTTGTTAGAAGTAGCAGAAGACGTTAAGTCTCCCAAGAACATCCAGCAGAATCTGACACGTGCGTTGCAGATTGAACGTGACCGTCGGCGCGAAGCTGAGAAGAACATGAGTCAGATGTTGGAAATGCTCCAGCGTCAGCAAACTCAGAACACACCAGCTCCTGTCGAAGCACCTGCCGTTGAGGAAGAAACTCCGGATCCGTTCTTGGATCCAGAAGGATTCATTCAGCGGAAACTTGATGAACGAGATCGCCTGTATCGTCGGGAGATCGAAGAACTCAAGCAGGCGCATGTTGGTCAGAAAGTATCAGCAAGCGAAGAAGACCTGCGGAGATCTGGTGAGATTGAGGAGTATTTCAAACTCGTTAACCTGACGGATCCGAATCATCCATTCTATCAGTTAGTTCACAACACACCGGGAACGTTGGATAAAATTTACGCGCACCCCAAGCCGGCTCAGTTCGCGCTTGAGTTAGCACGTAATCAGCAGATGACTGACCCGGAATTGGCTAAGAGTCGTATTGACAGTCTTCGTGAACAGATCCGCAAGGAAGAAGAAGCGAAGGCCCTGAAAAAGGTCCAGGAACTCTTGGCTAAAAAGACCTCTAACGTAGCAGCTCCAAGAGGCGTAAACCGTCTCTCGTCCGCTACTGGTTCAGCTACATTTGCGAAGGATATTCGTCGAATGACTGATGCTGAATTAGAAGCAAGTGCTTTTGGGGAATAGGCTAGCAATAACGATCTTTAGGAGGATCAATAGCCATGGCATGGGAATTTGGAGATAACAATCCGCTGCGCGTTCGGCAGTGGTCGGAGCTTGTTATCCGCGATGCGGAAAAGCTTCAGGTGTTCGCCCCTCTTATGTACAGCCTCGAAGAGAACAGCCGCGTTAAGGCTGCTGATGCTTCGAAGCTCGCCGGTGTCATCCAGGTCCACGAGGACTTCAAGGCTGCCGCTGGTGACCGCGTGACGATTGCCAACACGGCTCGCGTCACCGGCAAGGGTATCCACGGCGATGCTCTGCTCCGTGACACGGGTGAGAACCTGAACACGCACGCGATGGACATCTACATCGAGCCGGTTGCGATGCAGCTTCGCACCTCTGGCCCTCTCTCCGAGCAGCGCGTTCTGCTGAACTACCGCAAGGAGTTCCGCATGAAGCTCGCTCAGTGGGCCGCTCGTAAGATTGAGGAAGGCATCATCCTCACTCTGTCCGGTCTTGACGGCTCTGCCGACAACACGGTTTCTGCTGGTCTGAGCCAGCCTCTCGACTGCTGGGACGCCAGCCCGATCCAGACCTCGGTTTTCCAGAACGCCGTTCAGGGCTTCGATAATAGCGGCGCGAATTCTCACGTCGTGTATGCTGGCGACGCCACTTCGGCAGCCACCATTGGTTCGGATGATGTCCTGACGGCTCAGCTTCTCACCAAGCTGCAGACCAAGGCGCAGGAAGAACTTGAGATTCCCCTTGAGCCGCTGCGCATTGATGGCGATGACGCCTTCATCCTCATGTGCTCACATCAGGGTGTCGAGCAGCTGCTGTACGATCCTGACTTCGTTCAGGCTCAGCGGGCAAACGCTTACAACAAGCAGAACCCTCTGCTCACCGGCGTCGTCGGTAAGTACGGCATGTTCTACATCCGTCCCTACCCCAAGATGCTCAAGCGTACGGCGAACGTCAGCCGTGCTCTGGTCCTCGGCCAGAACGCCATGCACCTTGCGAAGAAGGATGACTGGTCCTGGTGGGAAGGCTACGAGGACAATGCTGAGCGCCGTAAGGTCATGTGCATCAGCGCGTTCCTCGGTATGCAGGCCACGAAGTTCAACGGTACGCGCCGCAATGCGCTCGCCGTCGATCACTACATTCGTTAAGAAGGGAGGACAATAACAATGGCTAAGATTCCTAGTTCTGCTGAACTTCTTACAGTCCAGCGCACACCGACCGTCGTGCATTTTGAGATCACGTCGGCGGACTCGTCCCAGACTTTCTCCATCCCGGTGAAGGCCGGAACGTTTGTCCATGAGGTGGCAACGTTTGTGCAGGTTGCTTTCACTGCAGCCACGGGCACACCTTCCCTGAAGATCGGCGATAGCTCCAACCTGAATGGATATCTCAATACAGATGACGTTGTTGTCGATATTATCGACACCTTCACAACCTCGTCTTTTGCACGTGGCGAAGCATTTGCCTATGGTAAATATTACGCTGTGGACGATTCCATCAAACTGACGTTTGTTGCAGCCACCACTGGCGGAACCGCTGGAACCGTTAAGGGTTTCGTGGTTCTGTCTAACGTCAAGCTCGATGGCATCGCGGAGTAAGGAGGAAGACCATGGCTGATAGTCTTTCTCGTGCAGTTGCAAAGCGTGTGTCTTTAGGCACCGTCACTCCATCGCTTGTGGCTAGTACAGTTGCAACTAGTTCCACAGTTGTAAACTTAGCTAAGCAGGTTCTTTCGATTCAGGGAGGAATCCTCGGGAGTTTCGACGGTGCTTGCGTGGTAGCTACAGTTTCCACAGCTATCCTAGGTTCAAGTGCGTCCGTTGATATCCTGTTGCAGGGAAGTCATGATGGGGTCACGTTCTTCAATTTGGCTCCGGCCATTTCGGCGGGCGTGCAGAATAAGTTCACTGTCGGAGCCACTGTGTCACCTTCTGGGGCTCTCGCTCAGGTGACGTCTATGAACTTTCCCGGACCTCTTCCGCAGTTCATCCGAGCAGCAACTTTGTCAGCGTCTACTCCCCCCACTGCGGGTGTTGTGACACTTGAAGCGGTTGTTCTTGGCTAGTACCTAAATGCATAAGGGAGGGGGCGACAATAGTCGTTCCCTCCTTTATCATATACACAGGAGGATCCTCTAATGCCTATGCCTCAGTATTGCACCAAAACGGTGCTTACCATTCCGAATGGTGTGTTGTACACCAGCACTCAGACTGGTAATGCAATCAATCTCGCGGTAAGTCACGATGTCCATGCCGACGCGCACACAGGCTATCTGCGTGAGGCTCAGGTCATTGTCGAGCAGTCAGCTGGTGGTAGTGGTAATAACGCAGGCAACCGATTTAATTTTACGGTCCAGACATCGCGCACGCCTGATGGACCCTGGATCAATCTAAAGATGGGCACTGCCATCGAAATCAATGCCAACACTGCAGCGACGTTTTCAAGCACTGTTCAGGGCCCGCTCTCTGGGTATATTCGCGTGATCGCGACCGAAACCGGAACCGCTGAAGCCTACTTCGCTGTTTACGTTATTGCAGGTGGATAAGATGCGTTCGGAAGTGCGTACGAAGACTCTGGTCTACACGGGCCGTCGCGGAGCCATTGATCGCATGGGTCATCACTTCGACCGAGGCATTCCGAAGGTGGTGCCGTACGAGATCGCGATGAAGCTCGTGGTCCATTACTCTCGCGAGTTCGAAGTCGTGTGGGAAGGCAAGGTCGAGGACACCCTCGCGATTGTCGGCAATCGTCCCGAGTTCGATCGTATTGAACCTCTCGACACCGTGTACATGTCGGAAGAGGTTGTTGAAGAAATCATTGAAGAGATCGTTACTCGCAAATCCAAGCGTGGTCGTCCGCCGAAGGCCGAGGAGTAAACATGGCAACACTGGCTCAGCTCAGACGAAAAGTGCAGAGTCGTCTTCGCGACTGGGGCGGAGACCAGTGGGAAGAGTTCGAGCTGAACCAGATCCTGAACGAAGCTCAGGACCAGTTCACTCGTGACACTGGATATCTTCGCACGGTTATTGAGCAGAACATGCAAGACGGTGTGTCCAATTACACACTGTCAGCCCCGGCAGGCTACCGTATCAACGAGACCCTGTCCGTCATTTACTACGATGGCGTGC